TCTCAAGAGCCGAAATAGAGATAGAAAACTTTTCCTCGAACTTCAGCATGTCGGGCATTTGAACCGATACCGGATCAACTGTGCGACCATCCAAAAACTCAACGCGTAGATTTAGTTTCATTATGTGTTTCTTTGTTAGTTGTTTTTAGAGCTTGGCTTAGGCAGTTGTGCCGCGAACGACCGTACCACTTGTCGGTAGCGTAATCGAAAGCGTAGCTGCATCGCCCACCGAACTTGCGAACGGCTGGTATTGCGAGATCAACACCGGTACGGTGTAGCTCGGGTTGGTAGACGATACGGTCGAAGATGTTGGCTTGATAACGACAGTACCGATGGTGTTAATCAGCGGCCAGAGAGTTTGGTCGACCGAGCCGGCCGCAAAGTCCTGGAAAAAGTTAAGCTGCAATGAGCCTGATCTCAATCCACCAACCATAGTTTTCCAACCACCACCAAAAGTGGTAGTTTCTACTTCATCGCTCTGAATGGTGAGGTTTACAGACTGAAGCGCATCGCTTAGTGCTGTGCCATTCAAAGTGATTGAATAGTCTGTAGCAACAAATTTAGGCAATTTATTTCCTTTACTAATCAGCCTGTACGGTTAGATCGAATTCTGCCGCCAGGTAAGTGGTATCGCCGATAGCCAGGCTGCCATAATTGCGCATCCCGGTAACGACACAATCAAACGCTTTCCCACCCAATGTGCGATCACTTTCAACTGCACCTCTAATACTACTAGAGCCGGTGCTAGAGCAGAAAGCATCCAACGCATTCTGCCCTGAGCGCGCATCAGCTCGGCCCACAACCAAAGTAACAACAAAGTTGTAAGTCGTCATTCCGTTACGCATCGCCATGTGATAAGTCATCGATGACGGTGCAACAATCGCAAACGGTGGATTCGGATTCTCGGGAATGGTAGCGCCGGTGCGCAGACCTGCAATCGTTGCCAGGTTAGTTGCGATGCCAGCGCGTAGATCACTAATGAGAGCCATTATGCGAGAAACCTTGCCAGGCGATACGGCTCAACCAGTTGCTGCACATCAGGATCGAGTCGAGTGCCAACGCGGATGTAACCCAAGTCGGGCGCAGACAAAACGCCAAGAGGCGATTGTAGACGGGTAAAGATTCGGCTCGATTGCAAAACGGTTGCTTGCTTTACGGCAATCGGTACTGCAGACCAACCCCAAGTGCCTGTTACCTTTACGCTGGCCTCGCCAACATTCTGAGCAAACACATAATCGCCAACAGCCCTGATGCGAGTGCGCGGCCAACCAGTCAAACCATCGGCGCGACCATTCAACGGCTCAAGCTGGTAATCCGATGCAGTCCAAGTCTGGTCAAACACGCCATCGAGATCGGCAGACACCTCGAGGCTGGTGAGCGTAATCAAGTCATCGATCTCGCACACAATCATGTCGTCAGGTGTGAAGTATCGGGTTGCCGTACCATTCGGGTAAAAGTTGCGACCGGCGAAACCATCGACCAGGCGAGATGCAGACTCAATAGCCGTTTCCAGTAAAGAATCGTCAATAGAATCGGTGATTCTTAGTGCGGCTTTCACTTCTGCGAGTGAGGCATAACCATTTGTAATAGCCAAAATGACTCCTAAAGTATTGTTTCTATTTTACCGCTTAGATAGTCGATGCTTGATGGCCGTAGTCGAGATGCCATCGGTATACGGGATGTAAATCAAACCAATGCCGCGCTCATCCAACCAATCCTGATCAAAACCCATCTGGTAGTAATAATCACGCCTAGCCCAGTCGCTGCCGATAATGATGTAGTCGGGTTTTACTTGCTCGATGGCAATGCGCGAATCAGCGCCACCAGCGTTAGGCACAACCTGGCTAACCCATCTGCAACCCAGCAGCACATCGCGGCGCTCAGCGTAAGTCATCACCGGCGCTTTACTTTTGTACTCCACAATGAACTCATCGGTGTTTAGGGCCACAACCACCTCACCCAACTGAGCTGCGCGCTTTAGAAACGCCACATGCCCGGCATGGAATAGGTCAAAAGTGCCGCCTGTATAAATCAATCCCATCGGTTTGCTCTCCTACTTTGTAATGACCACAGAGATGCCTCTATACGGCCCTCAGCGGCTCTCTGAGCGTATAACCGCCCATTGTTGCTATAACTTACCGAATTGACGGCCTGAAAGCCGCTATGCAGCGTAGAACTGTTATCGTGACCCATCTTGCAACCAATGCTTTTCTTAGGCACACCAGCCAAATCAACGCGGCGCTCGAGATCATTATCATCGAAGTAAAGAGGGTAAAAATCCTCGCTATAAAGCCCGACTCGCTCAACCATGCCCTCACCGAAAACCACGCCCGACCATGCCGGGTAAATGTCGAGAAAATTCAGCGCCTGAGTATCGACCTGCTCGGGTATGAGCTGCATCTGGCCTGGCAGAAAATAGGCATCATCATTCACCAGCACCCAGTACGGCGCGTACGGTGTCGCTTTTACGATCAGATTCCAAGCGCCAACCAAACCCAAACCAAACGGCACTTCAATGTGCCAAAGATTCTGCACCAAATCAGGTTTCTTAGGTTGCCAGGCTTTCGTGCCTGAATTGTTTACGATCACCAAATGCTCAACCGGGTAATCGATGCTGGCCAGCAATCTCTCAGCCAAATCAAAACGCTTGAGAGTGCAAAAGCCAAGAACCGGAATCATTTTAGAATTTGCGCCAACGCCGGCAACCAATACTCTTGCCACACATGCTCAGCACCATAACCCTTAGCAAACTGAATAGCCCGATCCGACTTACCTCGAGGCTGCTCATAAGCCGTAGACAACGCCCTAACAATCTGCGGAATGTTAGGCACGCTAAACCATGACCTCTGAGGCTCATCCCACAACGGCTGGCACTCAACCAACCAACCATCGCCCACCAGCTCGCTACTCGCGCAAATGTCCGAAACGATAACCGGTGTGCCACACGCCTGAGCCTCGATCGTGCCAACGCCAAAACCCTCACCGTAACTAACAGCCAGGTAAACATCCATCGCCGTATAAAACGCCGCCAGTTGCTCTTGCGAATAGCCATAACGGTAAGCGACCTGATCGCAGAAAATCACCTGGTCTTTAGTCAAACCGCACGCAGTCAAAATGTGGTCAAGTTTCCAACCGCCGAAACTACCAAACATGTCGGTGTGCAAATACAGCACCGCATTGGGCTTATCTTTCGCAAACAACGCGAACGCTAGAAACGCCTCAGCGACCGCTTTACGATGAATAGCGCCGCTGGCCTTATTAGCAAAATTCATGCCAACCAAGAAAGTGTCTGCATCGATGCCCATGTACTCGCGCACATCCAAACCATCGACCTCATAAGTTGGCTGAAACACCGGCTCGACAGCGTGCGGAATGTACAAACTCTCAACGCCACGATTCTTGAGCTGCTCTTGACCCCAACGGCTCATCGCGATCGGTGTAACATTCGGGCGCTTGCACCATTCCAAAACCAGCGGCGGTATCGGGTTGTGATCGATAGGCACCCAACTAGCAATGTTTAAATCGGCATACTTATCGCCACGCATAATCCAAACATCGTAAAGAGTGATAAGAGCGTTAGGTTGCTTGCCCTTTTCGTTTTCTACTCTGGCCACATGGTGATTATGATTCAGCGGTGTAACATCCTGCGAGTACGGCTCAGCGCCCCTGGCATACTCAGGCACAACACCGTACTTGCTTTCCCAAGTACCATTTACGCCCTCGCGCCCATAGTTACTAAGAACCGCAACATCGAGGCCATCGCGAATCATGCGGTTGAGAACCTGATTAGTTTGCACGCCATATCCAGTTGTGGCCGTTGCGGAATTTGAAAACCAGCTGATCGTGCCGGTGAGTTTAGTCATTAGATGCCCTCTCGCGTAGATGGGCTAATAATAGCAAAACCCTGCCGAAAAGATAGGGGGAATCCGGCAGGGCTTTACAGAAAGATTATGGCACAGAAAAGCCACAAAATGCAAGATAAAAGAAACGGCCCGGCAAATCCACGCGATGCCGAGCCGTTTCAGTTTAGAGCTTCGAGATTAGCTTGCGCCACCCTTGAAGAATCCGATGTGGCTAGAAATCGTGAGTCCACCATCAACTCTAATTAGGCCCCTGTAACTTGTTACATCGGTGTTGAAGTTGAAGTCAGTTGAACTTGCAACCAGAACGCCGCCAGCAACGCGAGCCTTGAACGATGGTAGGTGTCCGAATAGAACCGACTTAGCACCAGTAGCA